GCGATTTGGACGCCGTGAAAGTAGTTGTAATCGGCGGTCACGTATGCGTCGTTTGTCGTGAAGTAGCACCATAGTTCAACCGTGTCGCCGGAAGACAACTTAAGCACGGCGGTAGTATTTGCAAACGTGTTATCGTCGGCACTCCAACCCGCGTTGCCTACCATTGCTTGCGTATCCGGCGTAGGGTTTGCGCCGTTCACCGAAAAACCGATTGTTACCAAATCCGCAGGCGTGCCGTTAATCTTGTGGCGCACGCCGCCCCCGAAGCTGTAGTAGCCGTCGTGCGGGGCTGTGAAAGTTCCGCCGCTAACCGCCGCTTGGTCGTTGTGGCGAAGCACGTTAACGTCAACTTTGAACCACGCGCCCGCCGCGTTATATTGGTCGTAGTTACAGTAACCGCTAAACTTAGGGTGTTGCGTCAATTCGACCGCGCCCGTAGCTTGCTTGGCTACAAGTGCAGTAGTCGCCGAAGCGCCTACTTTAAGCGACCAATCGTTGTTACCAAGCAAGCCCATTTGTGCGTAGGCTGTGAACGCAGATTGAAACGACAACGAAGCGTCGTCGCCGGTCGCGTTCTTATTCAACTTCATAACAACGCTATCGCCGTCGTTGTTGAACAACGCCGCGTCAAGGTTTGCGACAAGTTGGTTTGACGCGTCGGTAGTTCCGCCGTTGATACCAAGCGGCCCGGTAAGGTTTCCGCCCGACATGGGAAGAAACGGCCCGCCGAAGGTCGATAGGAACGTTACCCATGCCGACCCGTTGTAGCTGTAAAAGTCGGCTTCGTCGGTGACGTATACAAGCCAACCGGCAACCGGCGTGTAGAAATACCAAGCTGTGTCGTGATACACAGCTAGCTTATCGTCTTGCCCTGCCCACACGCCCGTAGCGCCCGAAGCGACAATGTAGGCGTCGCCCGTCGAAGGTGAACCGGGCGCGGCGGTCAAGTCTTTGTCGGCTACGTTGGCTTGCACAAGCCCGTCAAGTTGCCGCAGCGCGTCGTTGACTGTGACGTGCTTTTGCGCCTGCGACGCTTCAAGGTAGGTAAGCCCTAGTTTCGGGGTATCGGTCATGGTGTCACCTTTCCAATGGTTAGGGTCGCTTCGGTCACGGCACCGTAGGCACCGTAAGCCGACCCGTATTGCGCTGCGTCTACCTTAAGCGAAGACTGCCCCGAACCAAAGTCGGAAGTTTGGTCGGCTGCGCTGTAGGTGTAGGTAGGCGACGTGGTTTCGACTTCCCGAACAACCGTCGGGCCGTTGTAGATACGCACGCGGTAGCGTTCGAATTCTTCGTTAAGGGGCGGTTCGGACACGCCCCAATTATCGCCGTTAAACCGCGTGCGTCGCTTCCATGTCAAAGTAAGATCGCCCGCCGCGTTGGCTTCAAGCTGTAGGTCGGTGGGCGAATACGGCTGTAGCCCGCGTCGTGTCCCTGTGTGCGTAGCGGTCTTGTATGTGTCGTCGGTATTAGGGTAGCGCGACGGCCCGTAAAGAAATTGTATTTCATTCGAACTTTGTTCGTCGGTCAACACGACCGTTGCCAGCGTGTCGGGTTCCAGCAACACGACGGTAGACCCTGTGGGCACGTCGGTTCCTGTAATTGCCGCTTCGGTGCCAAGCTGGCCCCGCAACAGGTTCGTAACGTAGTAGGTTCCGTCGGGCTGCGGCGCTGCGGTCGTGAATTGTATAACTTCCCATTCGTTAACTGCGGCGTTGTATACGCCAATAGCCAACGCGCTATTCAGCATTATAGCTTCGGAAACACTGGAAATAGCGCCGTAGTCAAAAGCGATATGTAAAACCGTGCCCCTATCCCAACGACCAACCGGCCCCGGCTGCAACGGCGACGCAAGTTCACCAACTGCGTTACGAACGTCTTGCGCGTTGACAAATTCGTAAGTTGCGTCGGAAAGTTGCTTGTATAGGGACACGCTACCCGGCCACGGGTTAGCGTTCGCCACAAAGCGCGGTGCCCATGGCAATTCTTCTTCGCCTGTGAACAAGGGCAGGTCAATAAATACCACGTCAACGCCGCCGTAGATACTGGCAAGCCCCGGCAAGCGTTCGTCGTCGGGCGATAGCGGCAAGCTGAAAATGCCGGGGTCAAACGCGCTGTATTCAATGTCGCGGGCTTCGCCGAATGACATTACGGTAAAACGGCCCGTTATGTTATGCGAACCAACCGGGAAAGTAACCGCGTCGCCGGGGTCAAACTTGGTAAGCGACGGGGGCAACCGAAGGTCGCCGGTTTGGCGTTCTACCCAACGTTGTTGCACTAGCCCGTCGGCAAGACTGCGGCAATAATCGGTCGTCAACAACATAGGCAATTCGATTTCTTGCACGTTCTGCGAATAGCCCCGCGCCGTCTTGCCGTCTACCGACCCGGAATTGTAGTCGTTGAATTCGTCAATAAACGTGACCTTGACCGACGACGGCAATTCGGTTTCTTGGCCCCGCGTAAGGTTCACGCCTACGGGGTCGCCGTCGGTAACAACTAGGTCGTCGTCTGCTACCGAAGACGTGCGCGTGCCGCTACGAAGCAAAAATTTAATCTTGCCTTCGCTTTCAAACGCGTCAAAAAGGTAGGCTTCCATAAGGGTTTCAAGCTGCGTTCGCACCTTGCCTACCTTGTCGATTTCATAGCCGCGCACAAGCGCACCGGGGCCGTATAGGCCGGTAACGTCGTATTGGTCGGGGGTAAGCCCCGCCTTTTCGCACAGCGCCGCCACAAGCCGGGCTAGGGGCACGCTTTCAAGCCGCCCGGTGAACCAATGCCCCTTGAACCACAAGCCCCCGTCTGACCATACGGTGCCGCGTGCGGGCCAATCGGGAAACGGTCGCGCGTCCCATGTCCAAATAAACATATTGCGCGGTTCAATCATTTTAAGCCCGCCGCTTTCGGGCGTATTGTTGCGCCAATAGTCAAGCACGGTTTCAGTAGCGACGCGTTGTATGAAGTCGTCGCGCAAACCCGTAGAAAAGTAGGGGTAGGCGCTTTCGGAAGACTTAGGGTCGTAGAAAACGTTTGGTTGATTGGTGCCTTTATCGACCGCAGGAAAGCCGAATTCAGTAAACCAAATCGGCTTTGAATTAGGAACCCAACCCGTCGGCGAAGCGTCTTCGACGTAGCCGGGGCGGTTGTAATGGTAGTTATTCCACCAAGAACGGAAGTCTTTGTTGCGGAATACCCATGGTTTACCGTAGGCACCGTCGGTAATAGGCGTGCGGATTTGCGCGGCCCGGTCGGCTGCGTTCAAGTAATACCAATCGAAGTATTCGCCGCCTTCGATATTCGACCGCAGGTAGTCGGGTTCGTATGGCGAAACCGGCCCGTTAACCCCGTCGTAGTCAAGGTGCTGCGTTCCGTCGCGCCAATCGGACAACGGCAAATAGTTGTCAATACCGCAAGCGTCGATATTCGGCGAAGACCAAAGCGGGTCAAGGTGGAACCAATGGCCGTCGCTCGCGCTATGATACCATTCTGACCAATCGGCGGCGTAGGTTACGTCGGTGCCGCTACCCACAGTAGACTTAACCGAAGCCGCAAGCGACACTAGGCGGTCAACCGACGGGTAGGAACCCAACGCGTCGCGGCTGCGGTTCAAGCCGACAAGTTCCGACCCAATTACGAAGCCCGCAACGCCGCCCGCGTCGTCGCAAAGTTGCGCGTAATGGTTCACCATAACGTCGTATTGGTCATACCACGCGTCAACCTGCGTTTTAGCTGCGGCGGTCTTATCGGCGGTGCCGACGTAGCCCGGTGCGGGGCTGCATGTGATACGACCGCGCCACGGGAAGGCCGGTTGCCCTACGTCGGCGGCGTTGTCGCTGTATGGGTTCGGTAGCGTGTTGCCTGTGGGCACGTCCATAAGCACGAACGGGTAGAACACTACGCGCAAGCCTAGGTCGTCGCGCAAGTGCGCGATAAGGCGCTTAAGCCCGTCGTCGCTTGGTGTGCCGCCGTAAATCGGTCGCCCTTCGCCGTCGGTCGATACGGCGGACCAATACGTGCGGTTTTGCCCCATAACCGACCATTCGCGCCCGTCTTTCGATTGCGTAAGCGACGTGTAGCGGGTTGAACCTTCGTGCCTTGGTTCAATGGTGCAGTTACCCGCCCGCAAGTCGTCGCCGAACCAAGCTACGACAAGCAATACCGACTTAAGGTCGTTTTGCATACGAACAAGGTTCTTCATTCCGCGCACTACGTCGGGTTCACGAAACGCGTTATGCACGTTGTCGGGCTTTGTCGTCTTTTCGCCCGTAAATACGTTCACTTGTTGCGGGTCGTAAATGTGTTCGCCCGACGCCGGAATTAGGCAATAGGCTTCGGCACTGTTTTGCATGTCAACCGGGTCGTCGGTTTCCAACGGCACGACAATTTCGGCGGTAATCTGCGGCACACGGTTTCCGTAGTCGGCAAGCTGCAAATCTTTAATAACAACGTAGGCGGTGCCACGGTATGCGGGCACGTTGCCTACGCCCTGCACTTCTTCAATAGTCGGGTCGGGGTCTTGCGTGTCGTCACCGGGGTAAAACACGAAGTCAAGCAACGACATATCAATTTCGTCGCCGTCGGCCCACATGCGCGAAATGCTGGCCTTGCTGTTGCCTTTGCAGAAAGCGATTGCAAGCGAAATAGAATAAGTATACGTCGTCGTTTTGGTCGTGGTTGACGAACCGCCCCCGCCCTTACCGCCGCTTTTGGTCTTCGTGGTTTCTACGTTCTTTGTTTCCTTGAACTGCGTTGCCCATATGATTTGACCGTTAAGCCGTTGCCGCCCGTAAAGTTCGGACATAGACGCGCCTTCGGTAGAAGTCGTAAGGCGCGACGAATTAAGTCGGGAACCTTCGTTTTCTACCGTCGTGTTGCGGTTCGACATAAGAAGGTAGGAACCTACCGCGACGGCCCCGCCTATTGCTGCGGCAATTGCTATCGTTGCCATTTAGACTACCCCCGGAAACTTAAAGACGCCTGCGACGCGTGAAGACCAAGCGCCAATGCCGGTTTCAATTACGGCTCTATTGCCCACAGCATGTAGCATAGTTCGGGGGCCAATTGCAATCGCGCAATGCTTGGCCGATTTGGCGAACTTGACGCGAAACACAAGAACGTCGCCGGGCTTCCAACCTTCGTAATCGACCGGCACAAGGTATTCGTGCGCAGCCTTCAAAAGTAGTTCGTCTTTATCGACTTCGCCCCAAGCGGGCGAATAAGTCGGGTTGTAGTCTACGTCGTGCCCGACGTATTCAGCACGCACGCCGCGAATAAAGCCGATACAATCGGCGGCGACGCCTTTGACCGAACCTTGATGCAAATACGGCGTGCCGACCCAACCCCTAGCAAGGGCAACGACTTTATCGCGGTTAGAACACAAGTGCGCCCCCTGTGTTGTCTTCGTCGCCTTGCTTGGCGTATTTCGTTACCACGTCTTGCCCCGGCATGTGCGGAAACCCTTGGAAGTTATCAAGGTTGCCGAACTTGTCTTTACAAACGTCGGCGGTTTGTTTGCAGCCCGCCAAAATGTCGAAGGTGTCACCGGGCGCAATGTCGCCAACCTGCGGCGTCCAAAGGTCAATGCCAACCGCCGCGCCATCGTTAGTGTGCGTGCGAACGTCGGCGGTTGAACCTGCGTTAGCGCCGCTTGTCCATGTGACCAACCCGCGCGAAAAGTAGTCGTCGTCTTGTGCAAGCCCGGTAACGGTGAACGCCGACGGTGACGATACGGTGTCAACGGTTCCGCTAAAAGTGAACGTCGCCGCGTTCAACTTACAACGGCTATCGCAAAACACGGCGTCGCATGTGCGCTGAAACTTGCGCCCGACTTTCTGATTAAGTCGGTGCGTCAAGCTGCGCAATTCCGCCGTGAATTCAATTCCGTTTTGCTTCACTTCACCAAGGTTCCCGGCCATGGCAACGATACGCTGCGAAGTATCGGCCCAATTGACCCAATAAAGCACAACGTCGGCGTCGTCGTATTCGCCCGCAATCAAGTCGGTTTCGTCAATGTGGTTACTATTGAACCCGCCGACAAGTTCCAAGTTATCGACCGACAAACCCAACGCGCTTTGCATCTGCGACGCCGTAAAGCCCGCTTCGGCTTCGAATGTAACGCCGTCAAAGGAAAGGTCTTCGTCGTGGTCGGTGAAGCCTTGCACGGTGCCGTCTTTGCGCGTCACCTTCCAAGCGTAACACATGGTAGTCGCGCCGCTATCAAGGTGCGCTTGTAGTGCTGTGGGAATTGTCTTCATAACTACACCCGTATTTCAATTACGTTGATTGCCGGGATAGACCCGCTTTCGAATGCGTCGGCGGAAAGCTGCAATTCGTCGTCGTCAAACCGCACGGGCACGTCAAATTCAAACCCTGCCGTAATCACGACGCCGGAACCGGGCGCAACTGCGAAGGTAATAACGCCGGTTGTGCTATCCAGCGTCCAACCCGAAGGTTGCGACACGCCGTCAAGCGCAACTACTGTAGTTCCGATAACAGGCTTTTTGATTGGCCTAACGTATTCTTCGCCCGCGTCGCTGTATCGCTTCACAAGTTGGAATTCGGTTTCTGTGCCGTCGCCTACGTCAAGCACTTGGTCGGTATCCGACGGGTCGGCGCGGCCCGAAGCCGACTTGAAGTCAAGCCAATCTTTCCACCGGAAACCGTAAAGGCGACCGCGCCGGGCTTCCCAAAAGTCAAGCACGCTATGCAAGTGCGACAGGCGGCGAATACCTATCGACGCGTCATACTTGCGGCGGGAATGTTGCCAAGATTGGTTGCGTTCTTCAAAGCCCGACTTAAGCGAAACGACTTGCGTTAGCCGTCGCGGCCCGCCCTTAGACCCGTAAGAAATTTCGTCGGGAAAGCGTGTTTCGTGAAATGCCGCCATTGTTACAGGTTCCTTTGCCCGCGCGAAATGCGACGGGCCGTTGCGGCGTCGCGCTGCGTTTCGGTGAATTCAACGCGCGTTTCCGGGTCACGCGTGTAGACCCGGATTTGCGGCGTAGTGTTGACGTTGACTTGCGTTCCGCCAATCCGGGGCATTTGGTCGGAATAAGACGACGCTTGCACGCGGCCCCCTTCGGCGTATCGTGGCATAAGTGCGTTAGGTGCCCGATTGTTGTTGATTGCTTCAAGCAAGGGCCGGTATTGCCGCGTAGCTGCGGCGTTAACGACGAATTCGCCGTTAGACAACCAAGCCGGTATTTTGTCGTCGCGCGGCCCGCCCGGCCCGGTGACGTGCCCGCCGTCGGCGAACTGCACCGCTTTGATATTCGCGACAATGCTAGCGGCTTGCGCTGCGACGGTCGCGGCTGCGGCAAGGTTAGCCGGGAACGGTAGGGCCATTGCGTTTGCAATACCCTGTTGAATTTTCATAATGCTATCGGCGATAGCAAACGCTTTAGACGTGATAAACAGCGCCTTGTAAATGCCGCTTTGTTCGCCCGCAAACCCCTTAGCCGCTTCGGCAAGACTTCCGAACGTATCCGACGCGTTCGTTAGTATCATGCTATTGCGTGCGGCTTCGATTTCCTGAATATCAAGCGCAGCTTGCCGTTGAATTGCGACGACACGCGCGGCGGCTTCTTCTTCCGCAATAATACGCGCCTGCAACGCCATTTCTACGATATTCAAGCGTTCTTGTTCCGCCATGCGGATTTCTTCAAGCGCGGCTTCGTCGGCAAAAGGCGTGCCCACAAGGCTAGCGTCCAAGTCACGAAGCGACGCGACAAGGGCTAATTCGGAAAGTGCTTGGTTATACTGACCAATGCTAATAAGACCTTCGCGCAAAAGTTCGTTAAGCGCGGCGGTGTCTGCAATATAGTCGTTAAGCGGTTTGTTGATTTCCTGCAAGATTTCCATTTTGCGCGACAGGGAAGCCGCAGCGCCGCCCGTTGCGCTAGCTTCGTCTTCTTCGGCGGCAATTCGTTCTTGCGCTAGTTCAATCGACCGTTGACGGATTGCGTCGAAAGCTTGGCCCGCGTAATCCGTGTTAAGTATGCGTTCGGCTTCGGCGCTAAAACCGGCCCATGCTTCGCGTGCGTTGTTAGCTGCGGCTTCGCCCGCAACAAACGCGTCGTTACCCATGCGATTAAGCGCGGTTAGTTGTTCCATCATTGGCGACGTATTAAGTTCGGTGCCGAACACGTCGTTAAACGCTTGTGCCACAGAACCTACCATGCTATCAACTGCGGCAAGCATGTCGTGCAGCGCCCAAAACACGTAGGCTTTTGCTTTTTCAAACCCGGCTTCAAAGATTGACGGAATTATACTAACAGCCGTGCGAACCGCGACAGGAACAAGCTTAAAGCCGCCAATAATGCCGTTAACGACAATTTTAGTCGCGTCAATAACAAAGTCATATGCGCGTTGGAACCAAGGCAAGATAGCGTTTACGGCGGGTTGTATCCAATCGTAGATAGCTTCGCCGATTAGCTGCATAGTCGCTTTCATGGTGTCGCCCATGGTCACGCTTACGTCGGTCGTCTTGTTTATTTCGTTCGTAAGAATACCAAACACAGCCGCGCCCGCGCCTACGACCGCAAGCACCGGGGCGAATTGTCGGGCAATGCTAAAAATAGCTTGACCAAAGCCCTTCATAATCTTCGTTAGCCCGGTGCCCGGCCCGTAAATGCTGGCAATCTGCGAACCCTGTTGTATCATTACGACAAACGGGTTTTGGCCCGACGCTAGCGACACGCCTACGTCTTGAACTTGGTGAACCATGTTGCCTAGTTGGTGACTTGCTAGGCCGGTCGAAGCTGCGTTAGCTTGCTGTGCGGCGGTGTTCAACCGGGTCGCAGCCGTCGCGGCCTGCGTAGCCGCCGTTTCCCGGCGCTTGGCGGCTGCAAGGCGCAGCGAAGCGGCTTCCGCCCTAGCCTTGGCGGCTTCCGCCTGTGCGGTCGCTGTAGCGGCCCGTTGCTGTGCGGCTTCGGTGCGGGCGGCTTCCGTCGCTAGCCGTTGTTCTTCCACAGCCGCCCGGCTTGTCGCCGTAATCATTTTCGACCGCGCTTGTTCAAGGCGGGCGGTCGCCGAAACTTCCCGCGCCTGCGCATTGGTCAACCGTGCCGACGCGTTCGCAAGACGCGTAAGCGCCGAACCATCAACCGAAGCCAACGACGCCTTAACCCGGTCTAGGGCTGTATCCGCCTGCGTAGCCGCCGACGCAATGTCACGAAGTTTCTTCGCGGGGCCGGTCGAAACCTTATCGGTAATTTCAATGTCAATGCGTTCGTCGGTCATTTCCGAAAGCCCCCGGCGTCTATGCGTTGTCGCAGCTTCATTCTACCGCGAAGCACAGAATTTTCAACAAACATTGCAGGCGCTTGCCCCGAATGGCCCCGGTTCAAGTAAACGATATACCGCACGACGTTTGATATGAATATGCTTTGCCCCGGAACCTTCGCCGCTAGGGCTTGGTCTACCCGCGCCTTAGCCATTGCGGCGCTTGTGCTTCGCGTGTTGCCCCGTTGACCTTTGGCAAAGTCAATGGTTCCGACGTTAGAACGCGACCCTAAACTTACAAGCCAATTGGACAACGCCCGCGACGTATCAACGGGCGTTGTGTCGATAAGGTCATAAGCGATAGTGTGGGCAAGGTAAACCGCCGCGTCGTGCGCGTATTCTTCAAGCCGGTCGGCTTCGGCGTTCATTCGCGCGGCTAGTCCCTTAAGCGTGCCCATTACTGCCCCTTCTTTCTTCTTTCCGCTAGCTTATGCAAAAACGCGTTGTCGGCTTCGCGGATAAAATACCAAAGGTCGCTTTCTGGTAGCCCGTATCGGTCGGCGTATTGCATGGTTGTTGACCATGGGATAGGTTGAAGGTCGGCTAGACTTCGTTCCGTATCTAGGTCGTAGAATGCGTCAACGAACACTTGAAGCCCCGGCGATAGCTTCGGTTTATTCGTGACACGTTCCGGCGTTTTACCGCCGAAACGTTTGATTTGGCGAAGAATGGCGCTTTCTACGACGGGGCTTGCGTCGGCGTCGTATAGTAGCACCGCTATTAGTTTTTTGCTTCGCCCTTAAGCTGTGCGGTCTTGAACGCGTCGGCGTGCCCACAACGCTTTGCAAGGTCGGCGCGAAGGTCGAACCAATCCGGGTCGCCGAATACTTCGCGGGCGGCTTCTTTGCTGAATTCAAGCACGTTGCCGTCGTCTTCGGGCTGGAAGTTGCGCCATTCCATAAGCAAGCCGTCAACGAACACGTTAAGTTCGACGGCTTCGGCGTCTTCTTCGGTCATGTTGTCGGTGTTGTAGTTGCCTTCGTCGTCGGTGTGCGCAAGCGTGAATTCGCGCATAGCCTTCGTATAGGCTTTGTTCTGCGAACCTTTGCGGGCCAGCTTGAAGCCGGGCACGGTGCCGTCTTCGTTCGGCTGGCCGGGGTAGTCGAACCAAACCCCGTCGTTGGCAAGGGCGCTATCGGTCTTGAACTTCTTTTTAAGCGACATGGCTTTAACCTTTCGTTGTGACTAGGGCCGGGAAAGCCCGGCCCTTGCACGTTACGCTTAAACGACCGGCATTGCAACCGTTGGAAGGTAGGCGAATTCGGTATACGACATGGTGTAGCCGTTGTCGTTTTCCGCGCCCATGTTTTCGACGGGAAGGGTAATCGGCGCGTCTTTTTCGACGTTCAACCGGCCCCCGCCGACGCCAAGCAACGGCACGTCGTAAACCAAGCCCTTGTTGCCCTGCGCAAGAATGGCGTTAAAGCCTACGTCGGCGTTGTTGCGGATAGCCTGCACCGCTTCAACCTGCGTGAAATACGCCGTCACCGACCCGCCGACAACGAAGTTGCCTACGTTAATGTCAATGCCGCCAAGGTTGCCAATCGCTTTCGTCGCCGTTGCGTTGTTGTTGATTGTAAACGTGGCGTCGGAAGCGTAGCCAAACATTGCCGTCGGGTTCAACGTCGAAGCGTCAAGAATGGACATTTGCAGCCGGAAGACCGACGACGAAGTGTTGTAGGGCGCTTGCTTCACAAGTTCGACGTGCGAACCCGACTTAACCCCGTCGGCCCCTGTGCGTTGTTCGTTGTCCAACGCCATATAGGAAAAGTCGGCGGTGTGCTTGTCGGTAAGCGGGATATTCAACGTAAGTTCGTTGGCGACCGCGCCGGTAAGGTATTCCGACATTGTGCCGTCGTCGTCGTCGCCAAGCGTGCGTTCAACCTGATACGTGCGCGTGACGATAAGCGAAGGCGTCTTTTCGTTGCGAATGAACGTGCCCGCGAATACGCGAATGGTCTTGCCGGTGCCCGCGTCGGTTGCCAGCGTGCCGCCCGTCCATGCCACGTTGTCAAGCACAACGTCGTCGTTGTCTTTCGACTGCACACGACCGTAGCCGTAACCGGCGTTAAAGCGCGTGCCTGCGTCGTCGCCGCCGATAAAGACCCATTCGCCAACCTGCAAGTCAAGGTTCAACCAATCGCCCGCCGTGCTGGAAAGCGTGACGGTAGCCGCGCCCACAGTCATTGCAAGGTCGCCCGAACCGAATTCAAACCCGACTTGGCGAATACGCGCGGTCGAAGGCGGCGACGCTTCCGCAACGGTCGCAATATCGGTCGTCAAGGTGCCCGAAGCCGACGCCGTGACCTTGCCCGCACCGTTGTTCGCTGCGTTGTCGAAGCCCGACGCGAAGACAAGCGCCCCGACCGTGAACACGGTAAGACCGGAAGCCGCGCTATACGCGCCCGACCCGGCTACGCCGGTAATCGTAATGGCGGTGCCGTTCAACGGCGCGGTATCGACCTTTTCGTGTGCGTCGGCGAAGAAAAAGCCTTGCATGTCTTCGGTAAGGTCGTTGTTCATGTCGATATTGTAGCCGCCCGACGCGTCAATGTCGGTGACGGTGCCGCGTTGGTTTTGGCGGCTGCGGTTGATAGGTTCGGCGGCAACGGTCGAAATTTCGCCCCCGAAGTCGCTATACGAATTCACCGGGCGGTCGCGCCACACAGGCGAACCGGGAAGAACTTTCGGGGTTGCTTCTTCGGCAACTGCGACGCCGGTAACGTTGCTGTTGACCGTCTTTTTGCTGCTAGCCATGGTCTTTACTCCTAGTTATTCGGTTTCGTGGTAGTTGTAGACGGCTGTTACGTCGATACGTTGCCAACGGTCTTCGGGCGGGCGTTCCCGTATGGTGACTTCGGTATACACGACTTCGCCGCCCGACGCTACGCCCCTGTATGCCGAACGGGAAAGCATAGCAAGCCGCCGAAGCTTCGTAATAGCGGCGTTGTCTTGCTTGGGGCCGTATATTTCAATTGAAAGGTTGCCGACGCTTTCATACAAGAATTCTTCCGACGAATTGGCGCGACCAACGCCCGCCGTGTTGTCAAAAGCGTTGCGCACCGTAAGACGCGCCCAATAGCGCGACGTTTTGTCGTGGCGTTTGGTTTCGGTTTGGTCGGGCACGCCTTCGTAACGCACGTCGGGCACGTAGCCTACGATAGCCGCAGCGCCCGCCGTCCATGCGTCGCTAAACGTCGCATACATAAGGTCAATGGCTTCTTCATACGTCGGCATTATTCAGCTACCCCAAAGTGAACGGTGTAAAGGATAGGGTCGCCGTCGGGCGCAAGCACGTTGTAGCGAAGAACGTTCCGAAGCAACGTAACGCCGTCGGCTGCGTATATTTCGGCCCGCTGTGTGGGCACAAAGTCAACCGCAGGCATAAGCCCGTAGTCTTCGCCTACGGCAATATCTGTGTCGCCAAGCGTGCGCAAAAACGCAAGCGTCGTTTGACTTTCGGGAAGAAAGACAATGTTAACCGGGAAAGTATCGGGCGTAGCTTCGCCGGGCTTCCAAGGCTTAGACGGGTCGCCGGGCGTGCCCGAACCCATTTGCGACCATACGCACGAACGGCCCTTAGCAGCTATAAGCCGCTTCGCTGTTGCTATTTGCCGTTCGTAGCCCATAGTTAAACCCTTATCGTTTTCACGCCGAACCCGTGCCCACAGGCAAGGGGCCGCAACAGTGCAGCGACCGCAGGCATTGCCGGGGTTGTCCCTTCGGTCGGGCCGAACTTGTCGCTATACTTCGTCGTAATCGGCCCTACGGTGTCTTCAACAATGAAGTCGCCCGTTCGCGCCGGGGCCAAGTCAACGCCGTTGTGTTGTTCAATGCACAACTGCGCTTGCGCGTTTGCCAGCCGCACCAACGCGTCGGCGTCGGTCAAGCTGCACACGTAGCCGGTTTCGGTAGGGAAGGTAAGGGACAACAAACCAAGCCCCTTACCTTCTAGGTAGTCCATAGCCTTGTAGGCCAAGGGTTCAAGCACCGCGTCGTCGGCGGAAAGCGTAACGCCCCGCTTCGTCGCATACGCGCGAATGGTCGCAAGGTCGGCGAAGCTATCCGCCCCGCTAACGCCCGTTCCGTCTTCAACAACAAGTGCCATAGTTGAACCCCTTTACGCGTTCGGCTTCCAAGCGGCTGCGGCCTTTGCCTTCGCGTCGGCGTCTTCTTTGGCCTTCTTCGCCGCTTCGTCGGTCTTTTTCTTGTCGGCTGCGGCCTTGTCGGCGTTCGCCTTGGCTTCGGCTGCGGTAGCGTCAAGCCCGGCCTTCTTCGCGTCGTCGGCGGCTTTGGCCTTTGCTGCGTAAGCTTCTTCGCGGGCTTTGGTGTAGTTTTCCGCCGCTTCTTCCGCCGTCGGATACGCCTTGCGGTAACGCTTCGGCGTGTCTTCGCCGTGCCAGCCGTCGCAGGCTTCAAGCGCCCCGTCTTCGGGAACAAGGTTCGCGTTGCGGAACGAAACCCGCATAGGTGCCAGCTTGTCGGCTTCAAGGGATTGTTCCAGCGTCGGAAGCGTGCCCTTGATGAAAAACAGAATGCGCGGAATTCGGGTCAAGGCGTGTGCCATGGTATTTACTCCTAAGTTAAGAAAAGGGCGGCGACGTAGTTAAACGACGCCGCCCCGGTTCACCGTCCCATAGGGCCGTTACTGCGTATCGACAACGACGCCCGCAAGGTCTTTGTTCGACGTTGCGTATTGGTCCCAATTGGTCGCCGTGGCAACCGCCGCGTCGGTCGGCGACTTGCCGCCGTTGGTCTTGTCCCAAGCGAAGCCCTTGACGCCAAGGTTATACGACCATTCCGCCTGATAGGTGCGCTTGATATTTTCGTCACCGTTCGACGTTTCGTAGTTGTCGTCAAAGTCGTTGTTTTGGTCAACCATGCACGCGCCGGGCACAAGGCCAAGCGAATGATAGGTGTCGGGCGAACCCGCCGTAAGCAACGCCGGGCTATCGGTCACGACGAACAAGTTGCCGAACGGGTCGGAAACAACGTTTACCGTGCCGTAGGTAAACAGGTTGTTCGCGTTGGTGATAGCGTTACCGTAGAAGTCGGTAACGGGCTTGCTGTGCATGAACCACGCCGAAACGTCTTGCCGACGGTCGCCCATAAGGCCAAGGCCGGTATTCAGCGCACCGGGGGTAATGGTGCCCGCCGTGCCGTCGTGAACCATGGCCGAAACCTGCGACATAGCCGCGTAGGTAGCGATAAGGCCGGTATTCAGCATGTCGGCAAGCATGTCTTGCGCAAGCTGTTGACCAAGCGCCGCCCCGGCTTCTTCGGGGTTAAGCTGTATCCAACGGAATTGGCCGGGGTCAAGGCGAACGGGCGGCGTGCCGCCTGCAACCTTCACCATGGTATCGGTCAAGTGTTCCATGGTCTTTTCGGTCACAGCGCCCGAACCGTAAGCGTTCCGGCGACGAACAAGGCCGCTAACCTTCTTCCAAAACGCCGTATCGCTGTAGTCGCCTTGGTGCGCGGCTTGCGTCGAAAGCACCATGGTATTGCGCGAAGCTGTGTTGAAAAGTTCGATTTGCTGCGCAATAACTTCGGTCATTGCGCTGTAGGTGTATTCGGAAAACACCGCAAGGTCTGAAAGTGCCATTGTATTTACTCCTAGCGTTTAGCCGTCGGCGTTTGCGTCGGCTTCTTTCTTGGCTTTGATTGCCGCCGCTAGGTCTTTGGGGTTTGCAGACGCAAGCGGGGCGGGTTTGTCACCGTTGTTTTGCGTGGCACCGCCAAGTCGCGTCGTTTGGCCGTTGTTCGGGGCACCGCCGCCGCTGGCCTTACTAGCACGGATAATAGACGCGAATTCCTTGTTGTCAACGAATTCTTTGCGCAAATCGTCAAGCGTTGCCGCCGACGGCTTCCCGGTCGCGTCAAGAACCTTCGTCGCGGGTTCGTCGCCGTCCAAGTCGGCGGCAAGCCGTGCCTTGATGTGGGGAAGAATAAGCTTCGGCGACGTGCTGATTTCGTTGGCAATCTGCGACGCCACGTTGTCAACAAGCGAACGCGAAATAAACGCGTCTTTGTTTTTCAACTTGCCGTCGTATTCGGCAACGGTTGCGTCGTGCTTTTCTTTCCAAGACTTTTCAAGCGCGTCAATGTCGCCGCGCTTGCGTGCGTCGCTTTCGTCCAACGACGCAAGCTTTTCTTCAAGTTCGCGGGCTTTCTTTTCCGCGTCTTTGCGTGCCTGCACTTCGCGGTCTTTCGCCCGGCGAAGCGCGGTCGTGTCGTCGCCCCCGGTGTTGTCGTCGCCGTCAATGTCAAGCACAAATTCGCCGTCTTTTTCGACGTATTCCGCTTGAATGTCGGCGGGCAATTTGTCGAATGCGTCTTTCTTAATTTTCCGCTTAAGTGCCATTTGGGAACTTCCCTTTTGCTGTAGGGGCACCGCCCCCGTTGGTTACGATAGGATATTGCGAAGCTTATTCAAGAACTGCGTAAGCGTCAAGCTTCGGCGGGCACTAAACGCCCCTAATTCTGCGGCCCCGACGCGACCGCTTCGCAGCCCGCCCCCAAGGCGGTTGCCTAGCACGTCGTCAACGAAGTCGCGCGGCTGTTGCGACAACCAAGCGAAGTAGCTTAGTTGCTGATACGTCTTGCCCTGCGGAAGCGGCACCGTGGTTGACCGGCAACGGTAATGTGCGGGCGGTATCGGCCCTTTGCGATAGCGATACACCTTACCGTCGCGCGACCGACATATGTTTGTTGTCGCCATGTCGATTACGGAAACCCATTCGTAAAACTTGTAGAACACCGAACGTACGGCTTGGTTTACCAATTGGCCTACGTGTTGAACTACGGTGTGAATAGCCGCCGAACCCGCACGCTTGGCGCGGGCCGCAAACCCGTCGCGGAACCGCTTTTTAGACGTGCCGAATATAGCCGCTAAGGTTTGGTTCACCGTCCAACCTTCGGCGTATCCGCGCGTAATCAATTCGCGCACATTGCGCGACACGAAGCTTAAATACTTATTGATAGCTTGTCGGGCGGTCAATCCGGTTGCACCGTCGGGCGTGTTTTCGATAAGTGCCCACAGGCGGGCGCGGCCCTTGCGCGTGTTTCGAAGGGCCAGCAATCCAAGCAACGGCAAACCGTCTTTCGCTTCGTAGGCTTCGTCTACGGTTTTGCCTTCGACTTCTTCGTGTATGGCGACCGACATTCGCATGTTGCCTTGTGCGAACGCGCGAAGTTCCTTCAACATATCGGCGCGGAATGTGTCGTTGCGCCGAAGCTGTAGGCGCTGCACTTGGCGGATAAGGGATTGAAGGCGTTTGCGTGTAAGTTCGTTCAAGTTGCGAACGTTGGTTTTCGCCAAGGCGTCGCGCAAGTCTTCATACATGCCGCGCAACACCGGGTCAAAGCGACCGTCAAGGCCGCTTTTGTAACCTTCAAGGTAGATTTGTTGCCGGGTTAGCGCGTCGAATATCGAAGCGGGCATTAGTCTTCCCCTTCGTTATCCGGGTCGGGCACGTCGTCGCCGTTGTCGTTGGTTTCGTCTTCTTCGTCGGTTAGGTCGATTGCTTCGGCGTCAATCGTTTCGCGGGCTTCGTCGTCGTCAAGGGTTGCTACGCCCGACTTACGCAGCGACGCCCGCATTTCGCCGAACGTAATTGCGCCCTGTTGCCATTCGCTGATAACTTGCGCCCGTTCCTGCGGCGTCATTTGCGCAATACGGAATTCGGTGTTAAGTTCGTAGACAATTTCGGCGTTGTCGTCGCCGACGAAGCGGGCGCATACTTCAAGCCCGAACTTGATTGCGGCACTTACGTTCTTCGCTACGTCGGCAAGTATTGAAGTTTCGCTTGCGTTGTCTTGGTTGGCTTCGGTCGCGGTGCGCTGCACTTCTTTACTTTCGACAAGCTTTGCCCCAAGCGCGACCATTTGCTTTTCTTTGTGTTCCATGGCTTCAAAAGCTGCGGTGTTCGCCTGCATTTGCAGCAAGTCGGCGGAACCGCCTTCGGGAAGCATGACGCCGCCACGGGAACCAAGCGCGACGGTTCCTTTCATAACGTTTTCAACCCATGCTTCCGTAAGCCCGGCAAATACCGGCGTCGGCTGGCCTACCATGTAAACGCCTTCTTCGTAGTCGGCGGAATTGCGGTAGTGCGCGATATTGATTGACGCAAGGTCATACATTGGCGCGTGGTCAACTTCGGCGTCGTTGTTTTCCGCGCCTATGAACGTGAACGGGATATAGTCGAAAGTTGCGCCGCTAGCGTCGGTCGGCGTTACCGGCCCCATGAACACGGCCCCGTCGCGGTAAACTTCGACGGTGTATACGCCGTCAACAAGCCGCAAAACGCGGTATTGGTCTTTACGTGTGACAACAAAGCCGTCGTCTTCGGCGTCGTATTCTTCCCACAGCACGACCATTGTAAGCACGGTCTTGTTGCCGCGTTTGACGGTGCGCCAATTGATAACGTGCAACGCGTCGTAGACCGTCAACGTTGGTTGGACGGAACCGGCTTCAATGTCGGCGCGGGTAACGCCTTCTTCGGTCAACGGGTAGTCGGCAAGCAACCCGCCGCGCCCCATGGAAAGCGCGTAACGAACGCCGCGCTTCGCAAGCTGCGTCAACGTCAAGCCCGACCCGTCGGCGTCTTCCGACACAATGTCAAGACGTGTGGGCAATTCCTGCACCGGGTCACGCCCGAAGACTTCGCCGACCATACCGGCAAGGGTTCGCTGCGTAACGTTGTAGAAAACGGCCCGCTTCTTATACGCCGCATAACGCGCAACGTTTTCGGCGCTTTCGTCGGCGGCGTTAGGCATGGGAAGGTATGTCGCGCCTTTGGCCTTAACAACGCGTTCGCCTGCGACGCAATCCGCAATAAGCTTGTAGTCGGGTTCGTGGTCGCGTAGTTCACGACGTTTCGTCGCCGCGCCTTGCGATTGTGTCGGTGCCGTTGCCATGTCGTGCCCTTTATGTTGCTACCGTAACTTTCAATTTCTTTGCGGCGCGGTTGCTACTCTTAAGAACGCGATACCGCACCATGTCGTAGCCGTGGTCTTCCGCGTCGGTGTCTACGTCGTCGGGTTCGTCTTGGTCGCGCGGTAGCGACGGTATCAACGTTGTAGAAGCGACGCAGTTTGACATAAAGTATATGCCCGGCCCTTCGCCATTTATAGACGCTTCTAGCCTATCGCGCAATAGCTGAAAGCCGTTCTTGCGGCTACCCTTCGATTTGTCCGAACGTTCCCAACGTATACCCTTGTCAGACATTTTCTTTTCTATCGTATCAACGTCGCTTTCGCGCACGTCCCTAATTTGGTTATCGGCGGGGCCGGGCTGCGGTTGCTTCGTAATCCAGCCCGAACCAAGCAACGAAATTTCGCGGTCGCGTATTCCTTCCGCAACCTTCGGTGCCGACATTTTCAAACCTTGGTTCGTGCCGATTTGTTCGGTTCCATACCATTCCGCGAATTGAACAAGCGTGCCGCGCGGCGGGCACCACGTAGACCCGTCGGGCAATTCAACTTCTTCGCCGTTGGCTTCGGCGAACCAACCGACGCTAAACGGGTGACTACTGCCCCAATCAAATGCGCGGTCAATGTGCCAGCCTTCGGGAATAGGAAAGCGCGAAATAATGTGCGTGTCGCGCGACCAAAGGTCGTCAAAGGCACCGCCTGCGTTCACGTCCCAAGACCCTTTAAGCCATGCTTCGCGCAAGTTCGGGTCTTTGATTTGTTCAAGTTCGGCGACGTATTCAGGCGGCAAGTAAATGTTTTCGCGGTAGCTACCGAAAATGGCTACCTGCGTTTTAACAACAACTTCGTCGCGTTGTGTTTGCGGGTTAAACACCGGGATTTCTTTGCGCACGACTTCGCCGTTTTTGGCGCACGTAATGAACCGCAGCTTAACCCAATTGTGCCCCGGCCCGTTTGGGTTCGTAGTGCTGAATACTTCAAGCGGTATTGGCGGCAACGGTTTGCCGTTCGGCGTGTCGTATAGTGGTTCGCCGTGGTCGTCTTCCAAGGGCGGGCCGCCGTTATGCCCCATTTTTCGCGGCGTATCCCGCTTCGGGCTAAACGACGAACGGTTAGTAGACATTAACTTGTCGTATAGTTCCGACGTAGGATACTTGGTTAATTCGTTCCAGCCAATAAACGGGTATTCGTGACCGTGGAAGTTGTCGTAATCGGTCGCTTTCTTAGCGTGCCTAAAAAGCAATTCTTCGCCCGTAGGCCAAACCCATTTATATTCCGAAGCGCCATGTAGAAACTTAGCGCCGTCGTCAAATTGCAGAAAGAAGCGTTTAGACTGCGCAACCAAATCGGCAAGGTTCTTAAATTCACGGTCAAAGATAATGCCGCGCCAAAACGTGCCGTAGCCCATGCCCACACGGCGACGGAACCGCATAAGCTGCGTAATCGTCTTACCGGGGCCGCGTGCGCCGTGGTAAAGCGTGTGGTGGCAACGCGTATCTACCGCCAAATCTTGCGACGTGCCCGGTATCGGTTCCCATACAACCGACACGCCTTCGTCGTCAAGCTTCGCCCGCGTTAGCCGTTCGTCAATTGACTGTTGCGGGCTTGTCTGCATCTTGAACCAACTTCGCTTGCTGTGCCTGTAGCTTCGCCGACCAAGCGTCGTCGTCGCCGTGGTCGTTGATAATCATTACCTTTCGGTTGTCTACGTTGGTGTTGTTGTTCACCACGACGCCCGCGCCCGTCGTCTTACCGAACGTCAAAAGCGCGGCAATAAGCTTGGTCTTTTCCGGGTGTCCAAGGGGAAGCGAAGCAATGTCGCTTTTAGCCGCTTCAAGCGCGGCGGCAACTGCGTCGTCGGCTACGTCGTCGCGGGCTTCTTCGCGGTATGTGTCACGAAGCGCGATAACTTCGGGGTCGTGTTCCAATGTCCGAACGGCGGCAAGGGCTTGCCCGGCGTCACCGAAAACGGTTAGCGCAGCCTTAAAGGCGTCGCCCGGCATGGTCGCCCATGTCTTCGCAAATCGGTCTTTGTGTTCTTCGGTGTCCATTGCGCGTAACTCCTATCGCCTTCGACTATACGCAGGGAAGGCAATTCGCGCAATGCTTAGTCGCCGCTACTTCCGCCCTTAATCGCGGCAAGCACAGCGTCTAGGCGTTGGTTCGTTTCCCGCCGTTCTTCTTTCATGTCTTGGCGCATTTCGCCAAGTTGCCGTTCTAGGCGCTGCAAGTGCCCATCTAGGTCAACACGCCGCACGTAGCCCGAAGACATTTCGTCGCGCACGCGGTTAATTCGGTCGTGCAACTTTTCGTCGCCTAGCGAACGTTCTTGCGCGGTTTCTTCGTGGTTGCGGTGTATCATATTTGTAAGTTGCCTATCCCGCGCGATTACGCCGCCAACTACGGTAATAATCACGCCAGCAAATCCGAAGATAACGCCCCATTCAAGTTCTATCGCCATTCTACTGCCCCGGCCTTTGTCAACTTAGGGTTGACCGTAGCCAAAGCAAGTATTCGTTTCAACGCCAAACTTGCCGGGCGGTTCCCCTTTTGTGTTAACTTGTTGTTAGTCGCAACCTGCGTCGTATTTAACGGTAACGTTTTCCGTAGCGACAACGATTGCGTCGGTGCCTTCTTCAATCACCACGTCAACAAGCGCGTCAATGGGGTCGCGCAATCCGTCGCACACGGCGTTCAACGTTTCCGTCGTGCCGTCGTCAAGTTCAATCGTCGGGTTGACGGTCGCGCTTGGCTTGGCGGTCGCGCAAGCGGTCACGGGCAGAATTAGGCACAGTATCAACAGGCGTCGCATTGTCGATTTCCTTTCGTTCCTTGACGTATTCTTTGATAGCGTCGTTTTCCATTTCATTGCGCGTAGCCTTTTCGGCGTCTTTGCGCGTCTTCCGGGTATACCCGAAAAACGCCGCCACAAGCCCCGCAACGATTGCCAGTGTGGGCAACAGGTCGCCCAAAAGCCCGTTAAGCATGGTCGCCCCCTTTCGGCCCCTGTGCGCGGCCTGTGCGGCCCGGTTGGTCTTTCAGGCGACCGACGATAACCCCAAGGGCCACAGCCGACACAATGAAGGGTCGCCATTCGTCGGGAACGTAGGCTTTCACGTCGTCGGGCAACGAAGCCCATACAAAGGGCAGAACCGCAAGCAACGCGGTAATCTGCACCGAAAACCAACGGTAGGCTTCTTTCCAGTCTTCAACCATGGCTTCAACTCCTATAGCCGTGCAAATTGAAAGTGCATCCAATCGTAGTTGCGGGCGCGTCCAAGCGACAAAGCCCCCGCGTCTTCGACAATGCGCCAAAATTCGTCGTATTCAGGCTTCGCAAACCGGGCGCGGTCACGGCCCCAACGAAGCCGGTTGTTCGCCGGGTCAAGGTCAACGGCAATGCCCCAAGCGTGCATAGACCACGACGACCCGCCGCGCATTTTGCGCACGTTCAAGCAACCGCCGTAAAGGTCTAGGCCAAGTTCCGTAATGCGCTTGTAGCCGTAGGCGTCAAACGTGCGACGGAAAATACCCGACATAGCGTCGGCGACCTTTTCGTGACACAGAAACGACGAAACCGTGTCGGAAGTATCCCAAGCGATACGCATTTTGTAGGGCAAGCGAATTCGGGTTTGGTTCTTGCCCACAGCACCGTAGAAGGTGTCAACGTCGCGTTGCCGGGGCCAATCGCCCGACGCAGGTTCGCCGGAAAACAAGTCGTCGTCGTTGTCGCGGCCTAGGCTTTCCGCCTTGCCGTGTTCTTGATAGTAAGCCCATGCGTTGTAGGCTTCGTGCGTGTTGTGCCCGCTGTAGCCGTCGATAAGCCCCGGTTCGTAACCGGCGTGCTTAAGCACCAATTGCGCCGCCGCAATCATGCGCCGACGGTCGTTCATGTTGCGGTCGGTAAGTTCGCGGGTATGGCCCGAAATGATACGGTCAACAGCCGTAAGCGTCTTCGGCCCGGCGTCGCCGTCGATACCGCCGTTATAGTAGCCCGCCGCAGTTAGCAGGCGTTGAACGTCGCGCGTTGACAAGTGCATAGCGGCCCCCTCAATACCAAGAAACGATTTCGCCCGCCGTGGTGCCTGTGCGCTTCACACGCGCGGCGCGAACTTCAAGCACGAAGCCGTCACGGGGCACGACGTAGCGGGCTTCGGAACCGTCGGCGTGAACCACGGTAATAAACCCGTATGCGCCCGCGCCCTGCATCCACGAATGCCAATCCGGGTCGGCTGCGGAAGGGTCAAGCGCCCCGTCTTGCGCCGGATCAATCGACGCACGCCCGATATACAGCTTGCGCGAAACGTAGTTAAGGTCGTTGTCGTCGTCGGGCGTGACTACTTCGGAACGGCCCGCGCCGTGGTCGTAACGCGCCGCAAACGTGTTGCGAACGTCGTGCGTATGAACGTCTTTAGCTGGCATGGCTTAACCCCTTTGGTTGATTGACCGCACGCTAGCACGACGCCGACCGTAAGTCAAAGAAAAGGGCCGCAACCCGAAGGCGCGGCCCTATCTGCGTTAGGTGAACGCGGCGGCTTATTCGTCGCCGTCTTCGCCGTCGTTCTTCGGTTCAACGCGCCACACGCGGGCACCTTTCACGCCGTTTTCTTCGACGCTGCGCACCATGAACTTGCGTTCATAATGGTAGGTCGGCACGGTGACGGTTTCTTGTTCGCCCGTGGTGCGGTTCTTGCGCGTGATTTCGCGGGAACCGTTTTCGGTCGCGTAACGCTTCGAAGCCGACGACACGGTGCTTGCCAGCGACTTGCCGGGGTTCGGCATGTCTTCGGTTGCGGGCACGAAAAACGACTGCCCGACTTCCAGCGCGTCGAACGGGTAAATGGAAGTTGCGGCCCCGGTGCGCTTGATTGCGGGAACGGGCACGCCGGTATCAATCTTGAATTCGGACATGGTTTGGTTTCCTTCGTTGGTTGCCGGTTCGTCGGCGGTTGCGTTTGCAGGTTCGACATTATCACCGTTTTGGTAGGCGTCAACCCCTTTGTCGGTCGCGCGGGCGGCAATTTTGTCGCCTTCGACCATTTGCGGGTTCGTTTCGACAAGCCCGGCGTCGGCAAGCATGGCGACGGTTGCGCCGTTCTTCACCATGGCGTAGCCTTGCGTTTGGTCAAGGGTTGCTTCGGCGATACGGGAAAGCATGTCGGTTTGAACTTTGTTAAGTTTGGTCATGGCTTTAACTCCTATGTTAGCCTTTCGACGCGTGTTAGTATAAAGCTTCGTTCGGTCGCGTCAACCCGATACGAACAAGTTTTTGGCGGCGATTACGAAGGGCGCTACCGAAAGTGCCCACAGCAAGGCCAGCCCTGCGAAGCCTGCGACGCGACGGGCGAAGCGGTGCAACGGCGACCGGGCTTCGTCTTCGCGGCGGGCTATTTCGTTCCACAACGGCGCGGTGTTCCATTTGCCGTAGGCGTCTTGTGCGCGGGCGCGTGCTTTCATGTCGGCGATAGTTTCCATAACTTATACCCCTGCGTGTGCGGCGCATTCTTCGGCAAGCACGTCGTCGTCGTGCGAAGTCATGCGGCGGTCAATCCAATCGGTGTTTTTCTTGCGCTTCCCTGCAACGTGCGTAATGCAAATGTCGTCAACGTAGGAACCGAAAATACCTACGTCGGGTTCGGCGGGGTATACGTCAAAGGTGACGGTAACGGGAAGCCCGCCAAGCACGGTAGTATCAAATTCGTAGGCCATGTCGTTTCCTTTCGCTGTTGATACGAATATAGGATACGTCATGGCCTACGTCAAGCCCTATGCGGGAAGTTTCTGCACCATTTCGTCAAGTTCTTCGTCGGAAGTGCCTTCGGTAAGCTTGTGAATTGTTCGCATGACCGTTGACGGGTAGACGCCTTCGCGCTTCGCAATGGCCCGCAAGCTTTCGCCGTCGTATACGTGCGCCTTATACCAACGCAAGTTGCGGTCGCTAGCTTGCACCTTCGGAAGCGGCCCTTTAGGCTTCGGCGGTGCGTCGGGTTCGTCGGTGTTCACCAAGCGGTAGCCTTCGCCCCAAATGGTATCTATGCGCCACGACGAACCAATAAGCTTCTTACGCGTTTTGCACACAAACACGTCGATAATCTTTACGTCGGGCGCGTCGTCAATTTGGTCGTGATACAGGCGGGTAAGCAACGTTTCTTTGCTGCACATTTGGCCCGCCGACCGTTGCAGTATCAGGAACAACCGCGCTTCGCGGTGCGTAAGCCCTAGTTCGGTCATAAGCGGCGACACGTCGCGGATATTGTCGGCGACCACGAAAGACAAGCGTTCTTTCGCTGTGGTTTCTTCTTCGTCGGGTTCGTCGGCGTGCGACCCTTGCATTTCCTGCATAGCGTGAAGAATAAGCCCAATCATGGCCTTGGCGGAACGCGCGGGCCAGCCCTTGCGCTTTTCCATGGCTTCAAGCGGTTCGTCTTTCACGATTGCGTCGTGCAAAATGCGGTAGAAGGTTGGGGCCAGCGTGTAGGCGTTGGGGTTCTTGGCGAACTTGTATGCGTGCAACAACTGTTGTTCGGTCAGATAGCCGCGACGCTGTAGGTTAAGAATATTTTGCATTGTCCTATTGCTGCATTGGGGCACGCCGGGGCACCGCGCCCCGACACGCGATTACGTTTGCGAAAGCTTCGCCTTAAGCCGGTCGGAAACGGCTTCGGCAATTTCATCAAGGGTAGGGTCGCGCGTAGGCGCGTTGGTCGCTTCGTCAACAGGGGGCGGGTATAGCTTCGACAACAGCCGAAGCGACAAAGCTTCTTCGTCGGGTTTCAGTTCGTGAACCGGCGAACGCTTCGGCCCCTTGCTGATACGGTCGCCCGGCTTTTCGCTAGCCGCACAGGGCGACCATTTAGCCAAAGACGACCGTTCATACCAAAAGAACTTAGGCACCGCTGCGCACCTTCACCTTGTCGATAAACACGCGCACGTCTTCGCCGTGTGCTTCCGCGACTGCGGCCCGGCAACTTTCGTGCGCCCCGCCTACGTCGTCGGCGTGGCAATCGTGGTGCGCCTTGGCTGCGTTAAGCGACGTGCGGTAGTGAACGCGGAAAGCGGTCTTGCCTTCGGGCGCGGCCTTGGCGGGCCAACCGCCTTCGTGCGCCTTAAGCTTCGCTTCAAGGTCGGCAATGGTTTCGTCGCTATCAAGCGGGATACCCTTTGCCGTCGCTTTCGCCGTCAAGATTTCCTTGCGGGTCTTCGGGGTCTTTTCCTTCGGTGTGGGCATGGTGTCGGTTCCTTTCATTCCGTCCATACGTGGTAAAAGCGCGGCGGTAGGTTTTCGCACGAATGCACGCCGCGCGGGTCTTCGACACGAACACAATAGCCGGTCGAATAGCTTCCGTAAACCGTCGGATAGTGCAGCGATTGCCACAGTGCCCACAGCACGCCCGCGACCAACGCAAGCACGCAAACGGCGACGAAGAAGGCGCTTCCGTAGATTTGAAAGCGGTGTTTCATGCGTTCCGTCATGTCTACCCCCAAAGCACAAGCGCCGAAGCGGCGACAAAGATAACGAAGGCCAGCGCCCCGGCGACGCCGACGCCTTCAAGGTTCGGGGCGTTGCTTTCGTCGTAGCCCTTGGCAACGTCTTCGCCTGCGACGCGGCCCATTGCAAGGCATATAAGCCCAAACACGACGTAAAGCGCGATAGCGATAAGGTCGGCAATCATTAGCGTATTCCTTTCATTCGGTCTTGTTTCAATGCAGTAAACGGGCACACTTCGCGTTCAAGCGCGTTAAGCGCCTTCCACAGTTCGCCGCGCCATGCCTTCGTAGAACGCAAGGCTACGTCGGTAGCGTCGCCGTCTTCGATAACTTCGCCGGTTTCCGGGTCGGTTATGTAAAAGCCTTCGGTCAACCGCTTGCGGAAGGTGTCAAAGGCTTTTTCGTTGTTGCTTCGTTCGTCCATTTCAGGAACCTACGACGTTTCAAGCCGACGGTCAACCCCGAAATAGGCCATAAGCAAGTTAGCGGCTTCGCGCCACGAATACGCCGCCCGAAAGCAATAGCCTTGTTCGCGCACCATGTCGCCGAATTCAACCTGTGCGTCGGATAGCCCGCCGTTCTTATGGTTCTTGCGGCCCGGTTCCTTGAATTCGATATAAAGGCCGCAATACCACGGGGCCGCGCTTGTGACTTGGGGGTTAGGGCGCAAGGGCTGCGGCACCGGCAAGAACGTATCAGCTACGCCCGCCTTCGCACCTTCGGCTTTTAGCTTCGCCGCCGTAATCTTGTCACGAAGCCCGCCGTTCGGGATTGCGTGAAATAGGGCAAGCTGCGGCATAGCGGGGGCTTCGGGGTCTACGGTGTAGCCCTTCGGGCCGTCGCACGCGAAGTCAAAGCCGCCCAATCGTGCGGCGTTCACAAATGCGAAAAACGCGCGTTGGTGCGCGTGTTCTGTGCCCGACTTGGCTAGGCTATCAAAATTCATTGGTCTTTCCCTTCGTGCATAGTTGCTACGGTAAACACGCACACGTATAGCCCTAGGCCATACCAAAAGTTACGCGTCATTACTTCCATGCACACGACCAAGCCTAGCAGTTCAAACCGGCTAAACCTTGGTCGCATACACCATATACGAAACGCGTTCATGCGCTACCTTTCTTCGGGTTCGTCAACAATCCCGATAAGCTTGTGTTCGGTGCGCCTGATAAGCCAAAGCGCGTTAGGGCCGTCGGCGATTGACGACGCGTAGTATTCGGCCCCGTCCAAATCATAGCCGATAACTACGACGCTTTGCAACTGCCCTATTGCGCCTTGCAATATGCGGTCGGGCTGCGTGTCGATACGTGACACGAACGGGCCGCTAACGACGTTGGCTACTTCGAAATACCCGCGACCGTCGCACTTCGGGCACACGCTGCGGATAAGCTTTAGGGGGCCGGATAGCATACCCGACCCTTTGCAATGCCCACACGGGTTCCGGTATGTCATGCCGACGCCGCCCGCTGCACAATCTTTTGCAGCGCGTCGGAAAGCGCGTCGCGCACTTCGTAGCCGAAGCGTTGGCGCTTAAGCACCTTGCGCAAGATTTGTTCGGCGTCTTCGTTTGCCTGTGCTTCGCTGTATTCAATCCTTCTAGCCATGGTGTATCCTTTCGTTGGCTTGGTGCGGCCCATGGGGGCGGGCCGTCACCTTATTAGCACATTACGATTGCGAATGTGTTAACGCGTATCGCCCGACCCTTGAAGCACGTTCCGTTCGCCCCGGTCGCACAGCTTGCAAAGGTTGCCGTAGGCGACTTCGGCAAGGTCTACACCAAGTTCGTTGCACGCCGCCGACAGATACCAAAGCACGTCGCCTACTTCTTTGACAACAAGCGCCCGGCGTTCTTCGGTAAGGCTTTCGGGGTTGCCCCGGCCTTGTGGTGTGAACGTAACAAGGCGGTCGTCGCGCAGGGCTTTGCCGACGTGTTCGGCAAGTTCGCCCGCTTCACCGTTAAGCTTCAAGGCGACATACATAAGCCCGAACGCGGAACGCTGGCCCGGATAGAACGCCGATTTGGTTGCGGCGCGTTGGTATGCGGAAAGCGTCGGTCGGTCGGCAAACGCCTTCACGTCTTCGGCGGTAATACGGTTAATCGGTGCCATTGGTCTTCCTTTCAATCGGCCCGCCAAGTTCGGTAAGCGCGTTGCCAATGCGGGCGATAAGCGCGGCGCGGTTGGTCGTCGGGTGCGGCATAACTTCCGCGTAGGCCGCTGCAAGGGTCAGTTCGCAACGGGCCATTTCAATTGCGGTTTCAAGGCGCGCGATGTAGTTTCGCACGTCTTCGTCGCTGTTGTCAAGCTGTGCCTTCGTCGGCTTCGGGTCAGTCTTCATTGTCGGTTCCCTTCGTGAAGTGCTGCGCCATAATGCGCCGTTCAATGCTTGCGTAATCTACGTCAACCAACGGCGACCTGTCAACCGGGGGTTCGTTCATAACACGACGCAAAGTTGCTTCAACTTCTTCGTTTGTCAACGGGCGCGACTGCACCGTGAAGTCAAGCGTTTGCGGGTCAGGCTGCGCAGGAAACCGCCCCGTAACCGTCTTGCCGGTATACGTGACAAGCCCCCGTAAGAACTTGTCGCGGTCTTCCTGCGTCATTGCCGACCATTGTTCGTTGGTAAGCTTTGCCATTAGTCAAGCACCCCCATTTCGTCAAGATACTTCACCACGTCGCGCAAACACGCACCGGAACGGTAACGAACTTCGACGGTAACGCGGGTCATGCCTGCGGCGCTGTAGACGCTGATAAGGCCGCTTGCGTTGTGTTCGGCGGCAATGTTGTCAAGCCCCTGTTGCAGCCGGGGGCGGGCACGTTCGTATTCTGCGCTATTGCCGTTAAGGTTGGTGTGAATGCTGGTAGTCATTGGTTCGGTTCCTTCGTTGCTATAACTTCGATATAGCATAAGTCGTAGCCTACGTCAATAGACTACGACAAATAATTACCGTGCGTCGTATGCGGCTTTTACCGCTTCTTTGTGCGCAAGGATTTCGTCAACCGGGCGATACAGCGCCGCAAGCGCGTCTTCGCGGCTGTCATACGGCCCCGCAACAATCGCCGTCATGCTTTGCCCGTTGGGGGCTTCGGCTTTCCAATAGGCGTGCCAACCGGCGTAAGTGTGCGGTCGGGTCATACCCGGCAAATAGCTGTCTTCGGGCAGAAAATACGACACAGCCGAAACGGGCCGCGTTGTCATATGCTGCGTGCGTTCGTGTTGTTTGGTCATGGGGTCAGTTCCTTTCATATGCCCACAGGTCAGGCGGTCACGGGGCCGCAAATGCACGGCTTGGCTTCGGCAAGGTTGTCAATAACACGCCACACCTTAAGTTCGCAGCCGACGACGCGGCTACGCAGGTTGTCAAGCCATTCTTGCACTTCGGCAATAGTCTTGGCTTGCTTGGTGAACCCGTCTACGTGTGCGTGGTAAAACATTTCGTTCCCTTTCTGCTATGGTTTGAATATAGGATAACTACGACGGGCCGTCAACCCCCTACGACGAAAAATACGACGAAAGTTCGGATATAATGGCATTATACCTTTTGTTATACCCTTAAGTGACTGATATTCTTATATAATATGATAAAGTATAATAAATATAATAAGTATAATACTATAGAAGTGTCTCTAACGTATTTATCCGTCGTGTTTTACGTCGCGCGGGGTTCTGTGTATGTCTTAGGAAACCATTATACTTTATACCCTAATGATTTCAATGACTTAGCCATTATACTATATAATGCCCTATTATACTTTGTTTGTTTTCAATGGGTTAGCCATTATACTTTAGCTAAGTGCCTGAAAACATTGTTACGTCGGGAAATGCTGCGCTATTCGTCGTGCTTCGACGCTGTGACCTTGGTTACGGCAATCGACTTCGATACACCACGGCCCCTAAAGTGTGCTTTGACGCTAACTACTTTGCCATTCTGCAAACGAAGGTGTTGCCTTACACGGTGAAACCGCTTGCCCTTGTGGTCGGCTGTAATGTGGGCAACGGCTGTGTTGTTAGCTGCGGTGTCTTTGTCTACGTCGATATACGCGAACGTGTATGGTGCCCTTTGCTTGGTGACTTTGCCGTTGACCTTTTCGCGGTGCTTCGACGTGCGGGGCTGTGTTGATACGTGGCGACCTTCGATAAGCTGCAACGCGACGCCGCAGATAGCCGTTAGGTCGGTCAAGCCGTCGATTAGGTCGCGGGTATCGGCATAGACGACCGAAAGCTTGCCGTCGGTGATTTGCCGGGCCATGACCGCGTTACCGTAGCCTTGGGGGTTCTTGGTGCCGACTAGAAGCCCCTGCCCCATATCGGCCATAGGAACGGCGCACAGCACGCACGACACGCCGTCTACGGTCATGCCGAAGACGGTAGACGTTTCGTCGTCAAAGGCTGTGAACGGCAAGGGCTGGCCCCATTGGCTTTGCACCATGCTATCGGCCAGCCCGAACACCTTGCCGTCAAGGTCGTAAGCCCTGTAGCGCCCGTGGCGCACGTCGTCGCCGATAAGCTGCAATATCGCCCGCGCGTGGTCGTAGCTGTAAACGGCGGGCATGTCGGTTCGTTGGTCAAGCACGTCAACGAAGTCGGGCTTTTGTGCGGCGTGTAGAAAGTCGGTAAGCATGGCGGTTCCTTATTGCTGTTGCCAGCAACATAAGCCGCGTTCAACTATTCGTCAAGATACTACGTTGAAGTATGCGGCGGGGTTCTTCGTTCGGTGTGCTTTGCCTATGGTGCGCCGTGTTGACGGGCTGTTACCACACTTATTGCCGAACGTCGCCGAACCCCTTTAGTGCGGCGAACACCAAAGCCCCCGCATGGGCTTTATTCGAAGCGGCTAGCGTCGCCTACGCCGTAGGCTTTGCCGCGCAAGTTATACTTGTTCTTGGTCGCGCTATCGACTTCAAGCAACACGCCTTCGTCAATCAACGACTGCACCGTGCGACGAATAGCATTGGTCGCCCCGATACGGTCGTGACGGAACGCCGCAGCCGCCACAAGACGCCGTTGAAGGTAGGTATACGGTATAATGTGGTCGGCGTGCATGGCCCGCTTTGCGCCATACTTGCAAGCTTCTTCGTAGGGCTGCGTAAGATACTGCGACACGACCCTAAGAACGTCTTTAACTTGCTTGCTTTCTTCGGTGTTGCCGCCGACTTCGCCCATGTCAAACTTACGAACGGTGCGCAGCACGTCGCGTTCAACTACGTCGTAAGCGTAACGCACGTCTTCGGCGTCGGCAACGACGGTGCCTAGGGTAAGGTCGGCTTTGCCCACAGCGATTAGCGCGGCAAGCTTCATTGTCTTCAAGTGAACCCGGTTCCAAAGACGTTTGATAATTTCGCCGTTGCTGTTTTGTTGGTCGTCGCTGTAGCGGTCGATAGCGTCAACCATGTCTTCGGCTTCGGGCGTGAAGGTCACGTTGATAACCGCGTTTTGCTGATTAAGGCGGTGCGCCGTTTCAGCAAGTGACGACAAGCGCCTTACCAAGTCTTCGTTAGGCCGGTAGTAGGTGTGCGCCTTGTTCATGCGCGGGCGGGGGCCGTGGTAGTCAATGGTAAGAAAGCGCGTCAACAAGCCGTTGGTAATCTGCGCTTCGTCAACCTGTGCGTAGAATTCTTCGGGGTTGCTTTCCGCGATTAGGGACATAGACGGCGCAAGCACCGACTTAACGTTTTTGTCGCTATCGCTGTAGGCACTTTCGCCAAGCACGCTACCGTTGCCCGACTTGTGGTAAACGTCGCGCAAGACCTTGTTTAGCATTTTGTCGCTAGCCGGTGCCCTAGGGTCGCTAAGGCGGTTCATGGTTGCGCCGAATTCACCAAGCACCGACACGAAGCTAACCTTAGTCGATATGGTGCGAAGTGCAGCTTGACCCGACGCGAATTCGGCGGGGCCGATAAATTCCTTTGCAGCCGGGAATACTTCGGGCGCAACCGGCGACGGGTCGTTACCGTGAACAACGGCCCGCATAAGCTTTTCGGTGCCCGACTTGATAGCTTCTTTGCCTGTGCCCGTAGGTGCCAGCAAAAGCACGTATTGGTTAAGGCCGGTACCCGACACGTTGAAGGCGCGACCGCAGATACCGGCCATAAACCCGATAGCCCCGGCAAGGGCGATTTCGGCGACCGGGCGCGGGGCTGCGTTGTAGATGAATTCGGCGACTTCGCCAAGCATACCGGGCGGCTTCGGCAACGGCGGCGTGCCCGCTGGCCCGCTGTTGTGGTTCCGGGGCGGCTGTGCGGGGCGTTCGACCGGGGCCGCAGGCACAGGGGCGGAACCCATGGGCGCGACCGGCTGCATAGCGCGTTCAATCTGTGCGCTTAGGTCAATGGTCGGCTGCGGTGCGTTTGCGGCCCTTGCCTTCGCAACGACTTCTTCCGCTTGGTTAAAGATACCTTCGGCGTCGATAGGCGGCAACATGCGGTCAAAGGCGCGGTTGATAGTGAAGTTAAGGTAGCCGTTGCGCTGTGCCTTTTCCCGCTGGCCTAGGGGGCTATTGCGGAATAGGCGCATAAGCTGAATACGGTGTTGCGAATAGAACGCTAGAAAGTTCATATACGCTTGGTCGGCTTCCGACTGCGACGGGTAGTCGTTTTGCCAATCGCCGGAATGCAGACGCAAGAACTTGTCGCCGTTGACCGCGTTAGACGCCTTTTCGATAACTTCGGCGTCGGTTAGCTTTTCAACTATGTCGCCGCTAATCGTGTGCGTTTCGATATGCCCGCCTAGTTCCGTCCAAAGCTGTTGTAAAATAGCTTGGTGTTCGTTAACCGGCGCGTTGCGGTAAACGTGCCCGGTCATTGTGAAGAACCGGCCCGACGAATAAGCTTCAATCTTACCGCGACGACGCCCGTTAGGCATGTGGCCTTTGACAATGATATGAAGACCACGGCCCGACGGTGACGTTTCGGCGTAGCTGTTGAATGCTTCGAACACCTTATGTTGCACAGCCAAGGCCGCGCCGTCTTCGCCTGTGTCGTCAAGGTCAATACCTGCGAACGGGTCTTGTTCGGTGAACACGAACCCGGCCCCGGCCCAATCGCCCGATTGCAGCGCGTTACCCATATAGTCGAACGTTGCCCACGTTGACGGGTCGGTTACGCTGGCAAGCTTGCCGGTCTTCGGGTCGTAAGGAACCTTCGTCGGTTTGTCGCCGTCGCGGTCTTCGTAGCGCCAAACAACCCATTGCGGGTAGTCGCGTAGTTCCTGTGGTATGTTAAACAGGGCTTCAAACATCAAGCGACTTCCCTGTTAGATACACGTAAAGCACTTCTACGCGGTTCACCGAAGGGTCGCCAATGTTTCCAGCCGCGAACGTCTTAAGCCATGCAAGGGGCACGTCGGCACCTTCGGCAATGTCTTTAAGTGTGACCGTGCGCGGCCTTTCTTCGATAATTTTTAGCACCTTAGCACGAAGGCGCGGCGTATAAGTGTCGGTCATGGGTTCGGGTATCCGTCATGTGTGGGCATTGATCCGTTGCCGACCCTAGGCGAAAAAATTTTATCCCGCAAGCGCAAAATTTTTGTTGACTGCGGATTGTCCAAGGCTTAGGTTCGGTTGTGTCGAAAGACGAACAACGCAACGCCAACGTAGAAAGGCAACCAACCTATGACCGCACAAACCCCGAAACCCATTGCCGAAATGACCCGCGACGAAGCTATTATGTCGTGGAACGAAGCAAAGGCGACGCTTGACGCCGCCAAAGCCCGCGAAATGGAATTGCGCAAGCATATCGTCGGTTCGCAGTTCGACGTTACCAAGGTCGGAACGCAGAATATCGAACTTGGCAACGGCTGGAAGCTGAAAGCCGTAGTCAAGGAAAGCTACAACCTTTCGTCGGATACCGACAAGGTTGACGCCGTGCTTGACACGTTCGAAGACTGGCAAGCCGAACGGCTTGTGAAATGGTCGGCGCGTCTTTCCGTCAAGGAATACAAAGAACTTGACGACGAAGACAAAGCGAAGCTTGACGGTATCCTTACTATTTCCGCTTCTTCACCGACGCTTGAACTTATCGCGCCGAAGGGCTAACGCAACGCGGCGGGTTGTGCCCACACGACCCGCCAACCGAAAGGGCTTCACCATGTCACACTTTGCGCGTATCGAAGGCGAATGCGCAGTAGCACGCCGCAAGGGCGGTTTCCGCCAAGTTGACCTTTACACCTACAAAGGGCAATTGTTCTTCAAATACGGTGCCGACTACTACCGTATCAATGAAGGGGGCCGCACTTCGCACGCCGACGTATTCATTGACGAATTGCCGTCGAATATCGAAACCAAGCCCGGCCCCATGGGGCGGCTTGAAGTGAAGAAGGTAAACTAACATGCAAATGTCGCAACTTCGGCCCGCCTACGCGTGTTCGGCGCAATACGGCGTCAAAGCCCTAGCCCATGGCGGGCCGGGTTCCGGCAAAACGCCGCTTGTCAAGACCGCGCCCCGCCCCGTGCTGTGCGCGACCGAACCGGGCTTGCTTTCCCTTCGGGATTGGGACGGCCCCGTTTGGGAAGCCTACACGCCGCAGGCTATTGACGAATTCTTTGATTGGTTGAAGCGGTCGAACGAACCGGCGAACTTTGATACCGTGGCGCTTGATAGCGTTTCGCAAATGGCGGAAATTTACCTTGCGTCGGCTATCAAGACGAACAAGCACGGGTTGAAGGCTTACGGCGAAATGGCCGAAAAGGTCATGGAACACGTAACGTTCTTGTATTACCTGCAACAAAAGCACGTCTACCTTATCGCCAAGCAATACCTTAGCGAAGAAGGCGGGGGCATGAAAAAGAAGCGGCCTTACTTTCCGGGCAACGAATGCAACGTGAAAGTGCCGCACCTTTACGACGAAATTTTGTGCGTTGGGACGTTCCAAATTCCCGGCGTGCAAGGTGAACAACGGGCAATTCGCACGTTGGACAATCTAACCGTTTCCGCGCGTGACCGTTCGGGCCGGTTGGATGAATTCGAACCTTGCGACTTAGGCGCATTGTTCGCAAAGTGCATGAACTAGCAGAACCACGAAAGGAAAGACCATGGTTCAACTTAACTTCGACGCAAACCAAGTCGCCCCGAACACGGGATACGAACCCGTGCCCGAAGGTTGGTATAATGTCGCAATCGACACGTCGGAAATCAAACCGACGAAAGACGGCGAAGGGGCATACCTGCAACTTACGGCAAAGGTTATCGACGGCCCCCACACGGGCAAGCCGGTCTTTATCCGCCTGAATATTCAGAACAAGAACCAACAGGCGGTTGACATTGCTTACGGCGAACTTTCTGCGATTTGTCACGTTACCGGCGTATACAACGTCGCCGACAGTTCGCAGTTGCACGGCATTCCGTTTCAAGTGCGCGTGACCGTGCGCCCGGCGAAAGACGGGCACGACGCGTCAAACGACGTGAAGGGCTACAAAGACGCCGCAGGCAACGAACCCGGCAAGCGCGGTGCGCAGGGCGGGGGCCAGCCGTCGAACTTCGGGGGCCAGCCGCAGGGCCAACCCCAAGGGCAACCGCAGGGCAACCCGGCACAGGGCGGGCAACCCAATTGGGGGCAGGGCCAGCCGCAGGGCGACCCGAACGCCGGTCAACAGCCGCAGGGCCAGCCCGGCAACGGTGCCCCGGCGTGGGGCGGGGGCCAGCCCGCACAGGGGGCACAACAGCCGCAGGGCCAGCCGCAGGGGCAGGGCAACGCCGGTTGGACGCAAGGCGGGGGCCAGCCGCAGGGCGGCGCACCTTGGGGCCAGAACGGCGGGCAGTAACGCAGCCGGAAGCGCAACTAGCGGGGGTTTCGGCCCCCGCACTTTTCCGGGGCATTACATGGCGGATATTAGCGACAAGCTACCCCCGCCCAAACGGTGCGATAACTGCAATAGTTCAAGGATAAGGCTACACAAGAACCATAGGCGAAACCGAAACAAGTATGTTTGCCAAAGGTGCTACGCTAGCGTTTATTGCCACAAGGGCACTAACATTCCCCTAGGCTACATGGCGACGGCGCACACGCGTTACTTACGCGCAAAGGCACACGAAGCTTTCGACGTTCTTTGGCGGCACAGCTTGCTAACGCGCGACGAAGCTTACGAATGGTTAGCCCGAATTCTAGGCATTGCACTTGAAAACGCGCACATAGGGCGGTTAACCGACGCGCAACTTGAACGCGTTATAGCGAAAAGCGGGCGGCACTATCGCCGCGTTAAAACCCGCACTAAGAAACGAAAGGCGGTGCAAAGTGCTACCTATAGACGACAACGTGCCTATACCGAACAACGGAAGCGAAGGCACGGCGGAAAATGGAAACCAACCCCAAACCGCTACGAATGAAGACCCGCTAGCCGCCCCCGGTAAGCGGGCCGAACTTGCCCGACAAATTCTTGCCGACATTGACGCTTGGTGCGAAGCGACCTACAACGACGGGCACCGCAAGCACCTAGGCGCGTCGCTTATCGGGCACGAATGCAGCCGCTACCTATGGAACGTGTTTCGTTGGCTTAAGGCGGAACACTTCACCGGGCGGCAACTTCGCTTGTTCCAGCGTGGGCACTTGGAAGAAGCCCGCTTTGAAGAATACTTGCGGGGTATCGGCGCGGAAGTTGTAGCGTTCCAGCCCGAAGCCGAAGGCACGCTTGATAACAAAGGCGAACAACAATACCGCATTAGCGCCGTGTTTGGGCACTTTGGCGGGTCGCTTGACGGGCAAGTTATGCTTCCCGCCAAGTATGGCGTTAGCTTTGGGTTCTTGTCTGAATACAAGACCAAGGGCACCGGGGCGGGCTTTTCGAACTTGAAGAAGAACGGCGTAAAGCTTGAAGCGCCGCAGCACTACGCGCAAATGTCCATGTATGGGCGGGCGTATGGCTACAAGTATGCAATCTATATGTCGGTCAACAAAAACGACGACGACTTGCACGTTGAAGTCGTAGAACTTGATTGGAAGCTAGGCGAACAACTTGAACGCAAAGCGACCGACATTATTACGTCGCAGGTTCCGCCCGAAAAGATTGCCGCAAGCCCGGCCTACCAAAAGTGCAAGTTTTGTCACTTTTCGGGCATATGTCATAAAGGCGAACCCGTCGAAGTCAATTGCCGCAGTTGCCAGCACGCTAGCCCCATAGAAGGCGGCGAATGGTATTGCGCAGTTTGGGAAGGCGTAATACCACAAGACTACATTCCGCAGGCGTGCGACCGTCACACGCCGATAGCGTAAGGGGAAACTATGTCGCTGCGTTGGTATCAAGACGAAGCTATAGAAAGCTTGTTCCAATACTTCACCGAAGGGAACACCGGAAACCCGGTCGTCGCATTGCCCACAGGCACCGGGAAGTCGCACGTAATCGGCGGCTTTCAGCAACGCGCTATCGGGTATTGGCCTACGCAGCGATTTATTAACCTAACGCACGTCAAAGAACTTGTAGAACAAAACGCGGCAAAGCTGCAAAGCATGTGGCCTAACGCACCAATAGGCATTAACAGTGCGGGGCTAAAGCAACGCGACGTAATGCAGTCAATCATTTTCGCGGGAATTGCCAGCGTAGCTAAGAACCCCGGCGCGTTAGGTTGGCGCGACTTGGCTTTGATTGACGAATGCCACCTTGTAAGCCCTAACGCCGAAACCCAATACCGCGCACTAATCGAAGCTTTGCAGCAAGTGAACCCGGCGCTTAAAGTTATCGGCTTCACGGCGACGCCTTACCGGCTAGGGCAGGGCATGATTACCGACGGCGGGTTGTTTACCGACATTTGCTACAACATGACGGATATTGACGGGTTCGCCCGGCTGTTAGCCGAAGGGTTCCTTGCCCCGTTGTTTCCGCGCCCGACGAAGACCGAATTAGACGTAGGCGGCGTAAGCATGTCTAACGGCGACTTTGCTAAGAACCAATTGCAAGCCGCCGTAGACAAAGAAGACGTTACGCACCGCGCCCTAATGGAACTTTGCGAAGCCGGTTGGAACCGTCGTAGTTGGCTTGTATTCGCGTCGGGCGTTGAACACGCCGACCACGTAGCGCAGGCGCTTAACGCATTCGGTATCCCTTCCGCAGCCGTTCACCAAAAGACTAAGAACCGCGACGAAGTTATTAAAGACTTCAAGCGCGGGAAGCTGCGTTGCCTAGTCAACAACAACGTTTTAACGACGGGCTTTGACTACCCGCCCATTGATCTAATAGGCATGTTGCGCCCTACGGTGTCGCCCGGCCTGTGGGTTCAAATGCTAGGGCGCGGAACCCGGCCTTGGTCGGGCGGTTATATCGACGTAGGGGGCGGCGAAAAGGTCTACATACCTACCCCGAAAAGCGATTGTCTTGTGCTTGACTTTGCAGGCAACACGAAGCGGCTTGGCCCCATTAACGACCCGTGTATACCGAAGAAGAAAAAGGGCGAAGCGGGCGACGCGCCCGTGCGTATCTGCGACGTATGCGGAACTTACAACCACGCGTCGGCGGCATTCTGCATTTGCTGCGGCACGCCGTTTGAAAAGCGTGAAAAGCTAACCGACAAGGCTTCAACCGCCGACCTTATCCGAAGCGACGCGCCGGTTGTAGAACTTATAGACGTAGACCGCGCAATGTATCACCGTCACGTTAAGCGGTCTAACGGCAACGTGTCGCTTCGCTGTGACTATTATAGCGGCATTCAACGGTATAGCGAATGGGTCTTGTTCGAAGCGGGCGGAATGCCCGGCAAACGCGCCCGCGATTGGTGGCGACAACGGCACAGCATGGAACCGCCAACCACGGTTGACGAAGCGTTGCAATACGTGTCGCAACTTCGGGTGCCCCGTCGAATTCGTGTATGGACTAACAAACAATACCCCGAAATTTTGGGGTATGAATATTGAAAGGAAAGACCATGGCTAACAACACCGACCGCGTAGCCTTTGTGCATGGCATGGCCCGCGAACTTACCGACGCGATACGCGAAGAACTTGACCGGGCAACCCGAACGTGTCTAAACTGCGAAAGGTTTGACGAAGCAACCGAACTTTGCGGCAAATGGAACGCGCGGCCCCCGGCCCGCATTATCGCCGCAGGCTGCGAAGACCACGTTGACGAAATACCGTTTTAAGGAAAGGAAACACAATGGCACAGGGCGTAGGCTTCGAAGGCGCTAACGTCGTTTACCAAGCCCCGAAGGGCGACGACAATTGCGTTGACCTAGAAACGTATGCCGACGGGCAACAGATTATTTCTTGTTGGCGGCTATCCGAAGAAGAACTTGCCGAAGTTGCGCGAACCGGCGTTGTTTGGGTTAGCGTCGTAGGCACCACGCTAATTCCGCTTTACGTTAGCGGAACGGCACTTTTAACAGTAGGCGACCGGCCCGCGCGGGCCGAACCTGTGTTGCCTAAGCGTCATGTGAAGGATAGGGATAATGGCACCGCGTAAACGAACCAAAGCCGCCGACAAAGAACCGAAGCTTTCGCTAGCGGTCGCGCTTGACTTTATCAAGCTTGCGCAGGCGGATAAGGCAAACGACCTAATCGCTAAGTCGCATTGCCGACTTGCCGGAAACTATGCCGTCGCGTTTGACGGCGTGCTTGCCATGGGGCACCCAATCGAAGAAGAATTGAACTTGTGCCCACAAACGTTCCGACTAATCGACGCGTTGTCGCGCTGCAAAAAGGCTGTGTCTATCACGCAGCTTGACGGCGAAAAGCTGGCAATCAAGTCGGGTAACTTTCGCGCGGTTATCCCTTGCTTGAACCCTGCGGCCTTACCCTACGCTACGCCCGACCCTAGGGCCGGTGACGTGACCGACGAACTTAAGTCGGGCTTCGCGGCCTTGTCGCCTATCGTGTCGGGCACCGGGCAAACCGTCGTTGAAAGTTCGTTGTTGTTGAACGGCGGAAGCATGGTCGCAACCGACCGCTTGGTTATGCTGGAATACTGGCACGGTATCGACTTGCCGAACGGGCTTGCCATTCCGAAGGCCGCGTTGCAGGCGGTAGCGAAGGTCAAGTTGCAGCTTGTGGGCATTGGGGTTAGCGACCGAACCGTTACCTTTCACTACGACAACGGGGCTTGGTTGCGAACACAGCTTTACGCCGACCCATGGCCCGACGTGCATTCGGTGTTGAACCGGGGCGACCCGCACAAAGCGGTAGACGTGCCCCCGGCGTTCTTTGACGCTATCGAAGCGGTCGCACCGTTTAGCCCGGTCGGTGACGTATACTTGACCGATACCGGCCTAGCGTCGCACAACACCGACGCAGCCGGGGCGACGTATTCACTTGACGGTATCCCGTCGGGTTTGTGCTTCAATTCCAAACAACTTCTTTTGGCGAAGGAACACGCGAAGCGTATTGACTTGGTAGGCGTAGGCGGTATATCGTTTTTCTACGGCGACCGCGTGCGCGGCGCTATATCGCAGAAAAGGGGCTAACTTGTTCTTTGACGACGCCATACTAACGCCGCGAAAGAAAGCAACTTTGCGGGAACTTCCGCCCGTGCCCGATACAGGTTGGCGCGTGCCGCAGGAATTCCCGAACCTTTCCGCCGCGACTTCGTTAGCTATCGACTGCGAAACCAAAGAAACCGACTTTGAAAACGGCCCCGGTTGGGGTCGCGGTCGCGGGCATATCGTAGGCGTTTCGTTAGCTGCGCAGGCACGCGACGGCACGCGGGGTAAATGGTATTTCCCGGTAAGGCACGAAGTCGAAGGCGGCGACAACCTTGACCCGCGCGGCGTCTTCGGGTTCCTACGCGAAGCTTTGCACACGCCGACGATACCGAAGGCCGGGGCGAACCTTCTTTACGACGTAGGTTGGTTGACGACCGAAGGCGTATACGTTGACGGCCCGTTGCATGACGTGCAGTTTGCCGAAGCGTTGATTGACGAAAACGCACTAGTCGCGCTTGACGTGCTAGGCCACAAATACCTAGGGCGCACGAAGACGACCGACGCGCTTTACGAATGGCTACGGGCTGCATACCCGGAAACACCGAAGCGCGAAACGCGCGGCAATATCTTTCGCGCACCGCCCCGGCTTGTCGGGCACTACGCCGAAGACGACGCCGACTTGCCCTTGTCGATTATCCCGCACCAATACGAAGAAATGTTGCGGCAAGGCTTGCTTGACGTTTACCGGCTGGAATGCGACCTAATCCCGCTTCTAATCCGTATGCGCCTTGAAGGCATTAGCGTTGACGTAGAACAAGCGCAGCGCCTTAACGACGAAATGCAGGTTGAAATTGCCGCACTTTACGACCGCATTTACGCCGAATACGGCTACCGCCTGAATAGCACCGACGGGCGGCAACTTGGCCCCCTATTCAAGCGCGTAGGAATTGATACGCCGCTTACCGAAGCGGGCAACCCGTCGGTGCAAAAGGAATGGCTAGCTGCGCTTGAACACCCGCTAGGCGAAATTATCCGCGATATTCGGGAACGCGAAAAGCTGTGCGGCACGTTCATTCAATCGTATATTCTTGACAAGAACGTAGGCGGTAAGGTCTTCCCACAGTTTCACCCGCTTAAGGGCGACGACAACGGGGCTAAGGTAGGGCGCTTCGCGTCTTCCGACCCTAACTTACAAAATATCCCGTCGCGCACCAAACTAGGCAAAGCCGTTCGCAAGTGCTTTATTCCCGACAGGGGGCATTCGCATTGGTGCAAAATGGACTATTCACAAATTCATTATCGCATTCTAGCGCACTTTGCGGTAGGGCCGGGTAGCGACGACTTGCGGGCTTCGTATATCAATAACAAGTCAATGGACTATCACCAAAACGTATTGGAAAACGTCGCGCCGCTTATGGGTTGGGACACGACCGACAAAGAACACAACGCGTTCGTGCGGCGTCCAATCAAAAACGTGAACTTCGGGCTTCTTTACGGTCAATCGCTTAAGTCGCTTATGCTGAAAACGGCGGCGTATTTCGGCGAAGGCTTCACCGAAGCGCAGGCTAAGGGGTTCTTTGACGCATACTTTGAAGGTGCGCCCTACGTCAAACCGACAATGAAGGCAATAGGCGAAGAAGTGCAGCAATACGGCTACACGACTTCCGTTCTAGGCCGTCGGTGCCGCTTCAACCTGTGGGAACCGGCGACTTGGGGCGAATGGGGCGACCCGCTACCCTACGACGCAGCTATACGCGAATACGGGCCGTTTATCCGCCGCGCCTTTGAATACCGGGGCGTGAACTACAAGTTTCAGTCAAGCGAACCCGACATTATGAAAACGGGCATGGTTAAATGCCTGCGTAGTGGTGTCTTCGATTATACGGGCGTGCCGCGCTTGACCGTTCACGACGAACTAGACTTTAGCGTGCGTGACGACACGCCCGAAATGCGGGAAGCGTTCGCGTTTATTCAACATACCATGGAACACGCCGTAACGCTGCGTATTCCGGTGTTTGTCGATAGCGAAACCGGCCCCAATTGGGGCCAAGTTGATTAA